CAATGGGGGGAGTGCCTAAAGCTTCCAGCGATTTTATGCGTTGCGAGGTAAATTTCACCGGCAGCCTCTCATACACTGAGATTCCGTACCACTACGGTCGCCGCCTAGCTGAATTCACTGCCTCACTCCAGACAATCGCCTTCTGCATTCTCAACCCAGCATACGATGCAGAAGCTCTCTTCCGTAGCGTTCTTCTTGTGTTGCCTCTTATGCTACGCGACCTACCCTACACGAGGGGATTTCCTCGAGATGTATGGTCTGCCTTTGCGAGGCACGCAATTCGGACTGGAGGAAACATCTCTCCTCCCCCGGAATGCTTCCCTACCCTTCAAATTTCTCCTCGCGCCAGATTCATGTATAGAGATTTCTTACAGCGCATTATCACGGGAGATAGCGCGACTCGCCTTGCAGGATCTCCATTCGATTTCCTTGGCGGGCTCGAGAGCTTTAAGCTCAAGCTGGAAGGGTTTTGCCGAAGAGTGGAACACCTCGGTGGTGAAACTTGCACACGCCACATCGGGGTTTTATCAGCAAGCCTCCGACTACGTCGTGAGCTGCGTGTTGGAGCTTCTAGGTTCATGTCTCGTCGCGATAATTTACACCTGGAGCTTCTTCATCTCATCTCTCTTTTGGGTGGTGACTTTCATGCTGCAACATTACACCCCACACGTCTTATCGATCGCTGTTCTGTATATTTGCACAACGCTCTTGGTCCGGCTGGCCACAAAGATTTTTGGCGGTTGGCCGGTTACGATGATCTCCTGGATTGGGACTTCGACATTAGGTTTTTTCAAGACTCTATTGTCCAAAGGGAATTCCATCAGTTATGAGATCCCCACACCGGGTTACAAGAGCATTGAAATTCCACAGAAACCCCCAAAAGATTGCGTCTTGCTTGTTCAACATAACGACGCCCTCAACTCCCCTGGTGGTTACGCTTCATGTGTTCGCTTGCTTAATGGTAGCAATGCCTTACTCACAGCAGAACACGTTGCGGCCCAGAAAGGAGAATTGCTTGTAGCCTCGACCAGGACCGGTAACAAGATCAAACTTTCACTCTTCAACCGGATCTTGACCACCACGAATTCCGACGTGAGCCTTTTTCAAGGACCTCCAGGTTGGGAATCACTTCTTGGCTGCAAAGCTGCTGACATCACACCAGTTGACGGTTTGACCACTTGTGAAGCCTCCCTTTTCAGGTTTGATGGCCATTGGATGCGTTCAAATGCGTCTCTGGTAGGCACAGAGGAAACTTATGTTTCGGTGCTCAGCAACACAGAAGAGGGTTATAGTGGAACTCCGTACTTCAATGGCAAATCCATTCTCGGAGTCCATGTGGGTGGGAATGCAACACAAACTAACAATTTGATGGCTCCCATCCCAAGCATCCCTGGCCTTACGAAACATCGCTATGTTTTTGAGTCACCACAATTAAAAGGCCGCCTGTTCACGGAGCAAGAAGTTGAGCAACTTGAGGTCGACATTGACGAAGCTTTCAAGAAAGCATACGACCTCGTCCACTTCAAATCCAAGACAGGAAGAAACTGGGCAGATTATGAAGACGACATCTCATACGAAGCCCCAAAGTTTCAGGGAAACGACGCACGCGGTTCCGTCCGCGGAAACAAAACGGACTTGCCCACCCCTACAGTCTCGCCCGTCGCTACTTCAAACAGCGATATTCTCAACAAGGTGGTGGAAGCGTTGGTCAACAAGATCGACGTCTCAGTCATAGAGCGGATGGTTGTTCAACAAATTGCGGAATCAGCCATGAAACGCCCAAAGAACAACCGGAGGCGGCAATCAAAGCCCAAAACTTCGCCTCTTACTTCTCCTCCCTCTACAGGTGGGAAGTATGTGACACCCGCTCTGAGACCCCAGGGTTCGAAACCTGTGGGTCTCTCCCAAGGTACTACTTCACAAAACAGAAGGAAGAATCAGAATGGGGGAGGTTACTTGCAGAGGGAAACCCGGCGCTGGCAGAAAAAGTCAGCGGTTTCGGGTGGCCCCAGTTCGGTCCCGCAGCCGAACTGAAAAGCCTGCGCCTTCAGGCGCAGCGATGGCTCTCACGCGCGGAGTCAGCTAAAATCCCGTCAACTGAGGACAGGGAGCGCGTGATCCGGAAGACTGTGGAGGCATATAAAACTTGTCAAACACAATGCCCCAAGACTTCCCAAAGCAACCTGCTTGTCTGGGAGAATTTTCTCGAAGATTTTAAACAAGCAGTGTTCTCCCTCGAGCCTGATGCGGGAGTCGGTGTTCCCTTCGTGGGGTACGACAAACGCACGCACCGTGGATGGATTGAAGATCCAACCCTTTTGCCAGTCCTCGCTCGCATGACCTTTGACCGACTACACAAGATGTCAACGGTTAAGTTTGAGCATTTGACGGCCGAAGAACTGGTGCAAGCAGGCTTGTGTGATCCAATACGTTTATTCGTAAAGGGGGAACCTCACAAGCAGGCAAAATTGGATGAAGGCCGCTACCGCCTCATCATGAGCGTCTCATTGCTGGATCAACTGGTAGCCCGGGTTCTGTTTCAGAATCAAAACAAGAGGGAAATTGCACTTTGGCGAGCTATACCCTCGAAACCCGGTTTTGGTCTCTCAACAGATGACCAATCGCGAGAGTTCGTGCAAAACCTCGCGAGACAGTGTGGAGTGAGCAGCGACCGTTTACTGCAAGAATGGCAGCTCCACACTGTCCCGACTGACTGCTCTGGCTTTGACTGGAGCGTTGCGGAATGGATGCTTCAAGACGATATGGAAGTCCGCAACCGGCTCACTCGCAACAACACAGACCTCACAAGACGCTTGCGCGCGTGTTGGTTGAAGTGCATATCCAACTCTGTGTTGTGCTTGAGTGATGGGACCTTGCTCGCCCAGAGAGTGGCGGGAGTTCAGAAATCTGGCTCCTACAACACCAGTTCGAGTAACTCTCGGATTCGGGTGATGGCCGCATACCATTGCGGTGCCACATGGGCTATGGCTATGGGTGATGACGCACTCGAGTCAGTCGACACGTGCCTAGACGTGTATAAAGATTTAGGATTCAAAGTCGAGGTTTCCAAACAACTGGAGTTTTGCTCACATGTCTTCGAGAAGGAACACCTTGCACGCCCGGTTAACCAAAACAAAATGATCTACAAATTGGTTTATGGTTACAACCCGGCGAACGGTTCATCGGAGGTCTTGCAGCGCTATCTTGACGCCTGCATGAGCGTGCTTCACGAGCTACGCCATGACCCCGAAACCGTGGAGCTTCTGTACAAGTGGCTGGTATCTCCAGTCCAGCAACAAAAGGTTTGAATACAGAAGCTTCGAAGATAGCCAGACACACGTGAGTTGCAAGTGCTGGAATCTTAGTCTCACACATAAGCAGCCATAGATTGGAAACTCTTTTGCGGGGTTCTCATAGGGATCCTCGTTGCTGTCCCTGTAACCATCTTTGGCTTGTACAAGATCTACCTATCTATCTCCTCGAACGTGCGTTCAATTGTGAATGAATACGGGAGGTAGAAATGGACGCAGAGCTAGGAACCGCCGACGCGCTCGCAATAATAACCGGGCCCAGCCAGTGGTTGTTGTCGCGGCAAATCCGCGTCGAGGACGCCCTCGAAGACGAAGACGACCAAGTGGAAACACTGCAGGAAGACCTGGAGTCAGACGAGGCCCGCGGGAGACTTTTGTATTTTCAAAGGACTCTCTCACGGGCAATGCCTCCGGAAAAGTCACCTTCGGGCCGTCTTTATCAGAGTGTGCAGCATTCAGTGGCGGAATTCTCAAGGCCTACCATGAGTATAAGATCAAGATCATACTGGAGTTCATCTCCGAGGCCGCTTCCACCGCCGAAGGTTCCATCGCTTATGAACTTGATCCACACAACAAGCTCTCATCCCTCGCCTCCACCATTAACAAATTCTCAATCGTCAAAGGTGGTAGGAGGGTCTTTGCGTCCAATCAAATCGGAGGTGGAGTTTGGCGCGACTCATCAGAAGATCAATGCACCATCCACTACAAAGGTAACGGAAAGTCCTCAGTCGCGGGTTCCTTCAGGATCACGATTGAGGTCAATGTTCAAAATCCGAGATAGGTAGACGGGGCATCTCCTCAGCCAGCACCAGCACCTGCCCCAACTCCGGAGCCCTGTCCGGAGCCTACTCCAGCACCAGCCCCAACCCCTACTCCCGCTCCTCAAGCTAAGTTTTACAACTATGCTGGGGTTCCGGAAAGCCGAATTCAGTCTCGGAGGAACAACGAATTCATCGACATATACTCGCTCAATTACGTGAAAATGTATTATTGGCATGACGAGTCTTGGTCGAAGGAGACATTGTCGGCAGGGTATGTCCAGAATGATTCGTCACGGGCAACCCCTTACTTCCTTATCCCCACAGTCGTAGGAAACTACAAGGTTTACATCGAATGTGAGGGTTTTCAAGCTGTCAAAGCCAAAGGAGGTGAGAATAATGGGAAGATGGCTGGATTCATCACATATGATCCACAACAAGCTGGTTGGCAGGCTTACTCATGGGCTGGCTGTACCCTCTCCAACTACAGGATAACCGATGGTTGCGTTCAAGCACACCCTGATCTCAAAGTCAATGGGTGTTCATTCACCAAAGGTCAATGTGTTGAGAGAGATGTTGTTATCTCGTTTGATCTCTCAGTGGCGTCAGAGGGGTACTGGGCTCTTCAAGCCCCTCCAATCGAAAAGACAGATGACCACAACTTCATCGTTTCTTACGGTAACTACACCGAAAAGATTCTTGAGTGGGGTATGGTCTCCATTTCCATTGATGAGATAAACAGTAGCAACGATGCCCAACGTGTTCCGAATAGGAATAAGGACACATCAGAACCAAATCGGTTGACAGACTTCACCAATTCTGCCTCAGTTGGAGTCACTGTCACCGACAAGAATTTGGATTCCGAGCCAGAAGGACAACTGGTGGTACAAACCCCGTCTTTGCAGACGCCGGCTAATCCAGTAGCCGAACCAGCATCGAAAGTTTCAGCGAAAGTCGTCGCGTGGCTTAACAACCCCGACCCAGAAAGCGATGCTGATGCGCCTCCCCCACCGACTCCGTGGGATTCCTCCCAAGTTCGTTTGCGCTCCCGAGAAGAAGCAAACCTGGAGCCGTCGCCTCAAAACGCATCTCCCCGTGAATATATGAATAAAACATATGAGGACGATGTTGCATCACAGGCCACCAAAACCCCGACGCTGTCTGGTGGTTCTCTTCGACCTCGTTTGAAGCAGACCTCAGATTCAGCGAAAGACAACAGTTCACAAGTAGGTAGCCAAACCGGCACCTTAACTGGGGGTTCTTTGAGACCTTCTTTGCAGGGGGGGAGGTTAGCCTCACAGCAATTCCGCATGACAACTGAACAGGCAAAGCAGTATGACCTGATAAAGCGTAGTATGGGTAGAACTCGTGCAAACGAGTACTACGAGGAATGCCGAAAAGCTGCTGAGGGCTCGTAGCAATGCGAGCATCCGCCGGGATTAAAACGAGACAGGATGACAACCTGGCCACCTCTGGGATCACTTTGTGTTCTCAGAGGAATTCTCAAGTCTAAGAGAGAGGTTTCCGGGAGAAGAAATTCCCCTGAAATCCTTGGT